AAGAGCAGCGATGAAACCAAGCATTGCTGCTTGACCGTTTAGTCTTTCTGCTTGCTCCATGATGAAGTCTGATTCTTTTTCGTTCATTAATCTTGGGGGTGTTTCTTTTGCAAAGATGTTTTGTTTACCGTATTCGGTTATAACTGTCATTGAATTGAAAGATAGGTGAATGGCGATGATGAAAGTTCAGGTCGCCATGACTATCTATTTTTTCTTTGTACCTTTCTTAGGTCTACCTTTCTTAGTACCGTAGGTACCAGGTCCGTATGGTGTCATAATTAAAAGTCGAGATCAGATCGTTCTAGTTTTTCTATTATATCCATTCTATATGCAGGGTCATTATCATATCTAGGATCACTCATAGCACGAACTAATTCAGCTTGGCTACGAAACCCAGGCTTAGTAGCCTTAGGAGCTTTCCCTGTAATCAATAGACCGTCATCACCTGTAGCATCTTTGTATTTGCTGACCAAAGATTCAACAGCAAACTTACATGAGCCAGCATTACCTGACTCCATGATTGCATCAAAGGCTTTAACATCTTTTTTAGGAAGATTGTTTGTAGCCCATTGTAGCATACTCTTGTACTCTTTTTCACCACCAGCAATTTGTTTTATTTCTTTAACATCTTGGGGAGTGATAGAATCTTTAGGTGCTTCTTCAGCAGCCTTCGTACGTTGTTCTAAATATAATTTAGCTAAGGCTTTAGGATCTGCTTGCTCTAGTTTCTCCAGAGTATCCTTAGAATATTTACTTTGAGATTCAGTCCATAAAGTGTCAAGGAAATCTTCCGACAACCCTGTTGTTTCTGGTTTCTCTTCAGCTTTAACTTCTTCAGGTTCTTCTGCCTTTGGTTCTTCAGCAGGTTTATTATCGCCTAATTTTTTTTGCAAATTTATATAGGCTTTCTCTAATTCTTCCGCGTTTTTATATTTACCAGCTAATAACTGTTCTTGTTCAGCTATCATCTGTTCACCAACTGCTAATGAGTCTTGCTCGTCAGCAGTTAGTTCACCTTCAACACGTTCTGAATCATTAATTGTTAATTGTTCCATGGTGGTTTAACTTAATTGCTCCATTAATTGTGGGTTCTTAGTTGGGTCAGCCATAGGAGAACTCATTGCTGCTCTTTGCTGCTCTGCTTGTTGCTGTTGTTGCATCATAGCTTGTTCTTCTTGCTTAAGTTCATCCATACTTCTTACTAAATTTAAAGTATCAATACCTTGTGCAGCAGCTAATCGTTTGATAACTTCTTCAGGGTTAATAAACTTTTGTGTAGCCTCTGGTCCCATGGTTTGTGAGATGGTGGTTAGGAATTGTCCTAAACTTTCTCTATCTTGACCACGACCTAAGGCATTCACACCTGCTACTATGATAGGCTTAACCATACCTTTAGGTAAAGTAGGGATATCTCCCGCTTTCTGTGCTACATTCAGCTTACGATTTAAGTATGGTACAAGGAATTCAACTGTGAGTACACTGAATAAGCCACCCAACTGTTGTTCTAATTCCATCTGTGTCATACGAACTTCTTCAGCAGTCGTACGTTCTGATTGTCGAACAGTAAGTATTAAGAAAGCTTCTGATAATCTTCTTTCTAACTGTTGGATTAATTGATATGCAGTACCAAAGTCAGCTGTCTTACCAACTTGTACTACACCAATATCATCTGGCCTACCTTGTACAATAGCTCCGTTACCTGCATTTGCTAATGTCTGTGGTTTCGTAGTTGAACTAGGAGAAACAGTAAATACAACTTTTGCTGCAGCTGCTGAGCCTTCAACTAAAGCTTGTGATAAAGCTTCAAGTGATTTCAAATCTCCTATAAATTCTTCTACTCTTCCTCTACCATAAGCTTCTCCATCACAAGTATTAAATCTAAGAGGTATCCAAGGTGAAACATCAGCATTAGATGAACCATTAGATTTAGGTACAAGCACACCATTGATTTCTTGATGCCATGTAAACTTATTTTTATTTCTTGTGATGTGTGTGTAGACTTCTACATCTTCATGAACAGGATTGTAATCCTCATCTTCATCATCAGATCTTTCAGAAACAGTGAACCCTTCAAAGTCAGGGTACTCATCTTCTAAGTACTGTTTACTTATTAATTCTTTAGTGACAATTTCTATGATGTTACCATTACCATCTCTTTCTAATACATAGCGATTCAATGGATATATTTTCAACCCCTCCTTACCCATAAATATAAGGACGTTACCAGAAACAACTAAATGTTTTAATGCTTGGTGTTCATACACCCTATCATCGGATTCAGCTATAGCATCTAGTATAATCCTTTCTATTTTAGAAAAGGTTAGATCAATTTCAGATTTCATGGCGGGATCCATGTTAGCTAATTGACCATCATCTACTTGTAATTTAAAGAAACTTGTTTGAGGTGGTAACAAAGCAAGCATTAGTTTAGAAGCTAAGGTTACTACACCTTTAGCACCAACACCTTGCCATGGAGTAAGTAAAGTTCTCGAACTATTACTAGAACTATCATCACCTTTTATTAAGTAAGGTATAGTTAAAGCTGAAGCTTGTCCAGCCATGTTCAGGAACTGAGAACGTTCACTAGCTAAATTGTCATATCTTATTTTAGCATTCATTGGTCTTTAAGTGTTTTGTTATTTAGTGTATTCTGCATCCTTAGTTCTTCTAAATTGTCCTGTACCTAACAAGCCTTGTCTATTTTTAGCAGCTTGTGATCGTTTCATCCTTACACCTTCAGCAGGTTTACCTGGGATAGGACCTTCAGATAAGTCTGAAGTTGCAGTTCGAGTGAGTATATCAGATGCTGTTTTAGTAGCGGCTGAGATAGATGATTGTGTATCAGAAGATGCAGTATCAAATGAAGTTACATCAGCTCCAGTAGTATAAGCTTCGTCCTCTGTACCTTCTGTTATAGCATCAAAGGAGACATTTGTTTCCTCTCCACCACTTTCAAATGAACCAGCTGTAGTTAGATCAATCTTTCCTTGATGTTGTGGATCTCTAATTATAGCTTGGTCAGTTTCAGACGTACTAGTTATAGTGTTTATTAAAGGATCAATAGATAAGTCTGATTCAGAGGCGATATCATCTGCTGTATTAGTAGGATCCATTAGACCTGTATCAAAATCCATACCTGTATCACCTGGCTGAGTTACGCTTGATGTATATTCACCACCTTCATGTTCAGATTTATATGGATCCGTATCAACTTGAGGTTGAGGTGAATCCTCTACAGGTTCAGCCTGTCCACTATAAAAATCAGTAATACTAGAGGAGACTGCTCCCTTTTCATTATCCCAAAGGTTCCCAGTAAATAGATTTAATGATTGACCTGCGAAATTGACATCAGTACGTTCGGAATCAGTGATAGGTCTCCAGTCATTTGTGTTGTAATCAAAAACTAAACCACTACCTTGAAAACCTGCATAGTCTTTTATGTTCCAATAAGTTGTACTGTCTATCACATCATCCCCAACCCAACGACTTGATCGATAATCATCAATCGTACTTTGTGTTACAGGTTCGTATGTAACATACCCATTGGATGAGACATTTTGTATAACAGGTTGTGGTCCTTCATAAAATTTAGGTATATCTGCAACACTATTAAACTGTCCTTTTTCTGGATCTGGTGGTGGTGCAGAATCTTTAACCTGTTTCGTAAAATCTATATTCAAGCCACCTTTTTGAGATGATAAATCTTTTCTACCCATATATTCTGGTAAATATTGGAACTGTGCAGAAACTTCACCTGCTCTATCTTCCGTGTTTCCTTTACCTCTAAACCATTCACTACCAGGTATTGTTCCTTCTGGAGTATCTTCAATGTGATTGATTACATCTTCAATTGAATTAATATCTTCAGACCCTGGAAGATATGTAGATTTACCAAAAGTATTATTCTTTGCATCTATATACATCTGAACCCAAGCATGTTCAGGAGTTACTTTTGTATAACCCTTTACATTATATGCTCTGGCAATGTAATCTCTATCTTTCCAATCATCAGGTTGCCAATCTTGACCAAGTAATTTTACACTAGACATTATGATCCACCTGTAAATGCTATGGTATTGCTTGCTAATGTTTCAATCATTTCTTTATTTTGAGCAACGTTATATTGAGGTATAGGTCCTTCAAAATCATCTGGATAATCTTCTGGTTGTTTAGGAGTTGATGGTTGTAAGGACTCACCTGACTTATTGAATTCCTCTACTGTTAAGGAACTAGTTTTCCATTCATCAGGAGTTGATGGGTTATCAGGGTTATCTTTCAAATAATTATCTACCCAGTTACCCATGCTATTATCATAACCCATAGATTCAGCAGCTTTATTATGATAATCAATTAATTCTTCATGAGATATTACTGGTAAACCTTTCATATCAATATTTGTACGGGTAGCTTCAGCATCACTAGTATCAAGAGGGTAGAAATCACTAGCCTTTGTAGGCTCAGGTAATGTTACTTCACTAACTGTACCATCTCTATTTGTACCCCACGATGCTGGTAAATTTGAAGGTCTCCATTTAGTACCATCTTCATTTGTTAAACTGTACTGTCTAATTTTAATAGTAGGTGGTACAATAGATGGTACTGAGGCAACAATACTATTTGTTAAGTCTCCAACATTAAAGAGTAAATCAGCTGGTCGTTTACCAGTTTCAGAAGCTATGTTACCATCAACATCGAATAAACCAGGACGTAAAGTAGGCATCTCAATGATAGCCTCTCCATTGTCATTAACTAAACCAGTATCACCCCATAGTTTCCGAGGTTTCTTTCCATATATTTGCTTACCATCCTCATCCGTTCCTATAACTTCATTTTCTCTAAACCAACCTGGGTGAGGTTTATTACCTATACCACCTAAGAGAGGGTTCTCAGCATCAGCAAAGATAGATTGATAAGTCCTAGTATATGGTCGATTGAATGACATGACAGCAGATTGCATGAGATCTACTCTCATCCAATTTTCGATGGCTCGTATTTGTTGTGAAGTTTCTATCTCATCAGTATCAAATCCTGGTACACCATAATTTTTGTGCATTTGGAATGCTGTATCATACATTCCACTACCATTATAATATGCCCAGTCAATTTCACCATCATTTAAAGTTTCGAAAACATCTGCATAAATTTCAGTACCAGTTTTACTTACTTTCTCCCCATTTGAATTATAATAAGTATGGTACTTATCATTATTCATGATAGGCTCCTCAGAAAAAGCGTATGGTAAGAAAGCATCTTTCCTAGCTGTCGCATCTCCAGGTATGGTTTTCAAATCAAAACTTGCAGCATTACTACCGTCTTCAAACAAATCCCAAACTAGATCAGTAACATGTTCAGTGACACCTTCCATACCATCTTCTTCCCAAACACTTTCAGGAACAAGATTTTTAAAGAATTCGTTTATTTCTGATGCCTCCATTACAGAGAAAGAAGGATTACCAATAGCATCTGTTGAGAATACAAAACCAGCCTTAGCTTCATCACTAGTATCAACACTAGTATTTTCTTCTGACATATTATCCCTCCTTTATTCGATTAGTTATCCAATCAACAACCGAGCGTTGACCAGATCTGTACATAATTTTTTCCATTGAGTCATCTGGGTTAGGTGTGATTGGTGGGTAAACTGTTTCGAGTTCAGAGAGTACTGATTCGAGTGTTGGACCTATTAAAGGTTCAAGAATATTGGGGGAGATTGACATTGCTATGCTCAAAGAATGCTGGCATCCGTGCTCGCTGTGTGTCAGCAAGCTCTGGAGCTTTGCCCTCATACATTAAACGATCGCTAGAATCCAGCCAAAATTTTTTGTCCAAATATTTATCGCCGTAGGTATTCTTACCTAATGGCTCCATGATCCAGTTAATTGTGGCCTTCCTAAGTTTATCCAGAGATTTACTCCAAGATAAGCCCATATCGAGACATACAAGGCTATTAGTGGCCACGTGTATTTGTTCGTCTCG